GGCGGCTTAGAGAAATCACGAGACGACAAGGGATACCTTAACGTCAAGGGACTAGCCACCGACGACACACTCGACCTCGATGAGCAAATCTGCGACCCTCAGTGGTTAAAGACTGCTATGCCAAAGTGGTTTGAGATTGGCAACATCCGTGAGCAACACGACGGATCAAAGGCAGTAGGCAAGGCAACTTCAATGACATCACAGGGAACAGGCTTTGCTATCGGTGCAAAGATTGTTGACCCAGTTGCAGCTATGAAGGTTGAAGAAGGCGTTTACACCGGCTTCTCAATCGGCATCAAGGGCGCATACGTTGACATGAACGACCCTCGTGCGCCTCGTGGCGTAATCAAGGGTGGACAAATCGTAGAAGTATCAGTAGTAGACCGACCAGCAAACCCATCAGCCTCTTTCGAGTTGGCTAAGACCGTAGGTGACGTAATGACCAAATCAGTAGAAATGCAAGACAACTCAGAAGAAGTAAACAACGCTCCTGACCTAGCCACTGGTGAGTTCTACCTCCCATGCTCAGGTTGCAACGGCACAGGCGAAGTTCACACCGGCGCTGACGAAGGTGCTTCAACGCACGCTTGCGAGGCTTGTGGTGGAACCGGTAAGGGTTCATCTATGGACTCTGAGGACATTCAGACACCAACTGCTACATCTAACGAAGCACTTGCTGCCGAAGAAGAGAACGACCCACTCAAGTCAACAGACGCAGAAGTTGAAAAGCGTGAGTTTACAGAAGCAGAGCGTGAGGCAGCATCAGAATCTGGCGCAGCTATGCCTGACGGATCATTCCCAATCAAGACAGTCAAAGACCTAAAGAACGCTATTCAGGCATTTGGTCGTGCAAAAGACCCAGCCAAGGCTAAGGCGCACATCAAGGCTCGTGCTAAGGCTCTAGGCAAAGAGGACCTTATCCCAGACAACTGGAAGGGTGCTGACGCTGACCTAGTTAAGGCAGACGACATGGAACACGACCCAGCAGAACTCATTGCAGTTCGTGCCGGTCTTATTGCTCTTATCAAGGCTGAACTTGACGAGATGCTCGCAGGGGAAGAAAACGAAATCTGCGACGTAACAGAACTTCTTTGCTCACTATCCATGTTCTTGGACTGGTGGACAGGGGAAGCATCAGAGAATGAAACAGAAGCTCCATTTACCGGATGGGACATGGACGAATCAGGAGATGACATGGCATACATTGGCCTCGGCGTATCAGCCGACCTAGTCAAGGCAGTTGGCGCATCAGACGCTACTGACGAAATAAAGTCTGAGTTCAAGACTGAGGTACTAAAAGCCCTCGGTGTGAACGACGAATTAACCGCAATCAAGGCAGCGCACAGCGAAGCGATAGAGCAGATTCAACTGCTAAAGGCTGAGATGGACATTGTTAAGAACTTTGCGGCTCCGAGTGACATTTCACTCATCCGACCTGACAAGCGTGGTGAAGTAATTACCAAGGCTGCCAAGTTACGCATGGAAATCAAACAGGCTAGAGAGAACGCTAGAACCGTTACAGCCGACGCATCACTCCGTGAACTTTACAATCGTAAGGCAGATGAGCTTGAGGCTCAACTTGCTGCAACGGAACAAAACTAACCCCTAACTTAAAGGAGCCTTTCATGGCACTATCAACTCCAACAGTTGATCAGCTTTTTGGTGGACTACCAGCATCACAGCGTCTTGCACGCTTTGAGGCTTACAAGTCATCACTAAGCGCAAAGATTAACGAGAACCTTGCACTAAAAGCTGCAGGCGCACTCAACTTTTCAAAGACAGAAGGCGTTATCAAGACTGCTACACCTGCCACAACTGCTATTGACGCATTGACAAAGGCTGGCGCATCAGAAGAGACAATCGCTTTGTTCTCAAAGTCAGTAGAAGGTGACGTAAACAAGAACCCTGGTCCTTGGTCTAACAGCAACCCTCTTTCATACGACCCTGGAAACGTTGGTTTCACACCATTCGACCTCCAGGACAGCATTGAGTTCCTCGTACCTGTAATGACACCTCTTCGCAACTCGATTCCACGCCGTAAGGCACAGGGTCAGGCTGTTCAGATTCGTCAGATTACTGGTTACAGTAACTCACGCACAGGTGGCGTACCGAACTTGAACACATTCTTCAACTCGGCTACTAACACTTCAACATACAACGGCATCACACTGAACCGTCCGAACACCATCTCATACTCAGCCGACGCTCTCGTTGTGCCTTTCGTTGAGAACGGTATTTCCGACTCAGTTGAGTACCAGGCACAGTTCGCTGCTCAGGGTTTCACAGACCTTCGTCAGCTCTCTAACACTGCTGCTATTTACTCACACATGCTCGGTGAAGAAAACAACATTCTGAACTCAACATCTGCAGTGCTTCCTATCGCAGGATTGTCACCAACAGTTGTAGAGGGTGGAACTGCTACAGGACTTCCAGTAGGAACCTACTCTTCAATCGTCACTGTTTCTTCGGCATTCGGAGAATCACAGGGTGTTGCTGGTGCAAACGTAACAACAACTACTGCTCTTGAGTCAGTAAACGTTACACTTGCAGTTGTTCCAGTTGGTGCAGTAGGCGTAAACGTCTACCTCACAGACACAACATCAAGCGCACACTACGTTGGACGCACCACAAGCACAGCTGCAGGCGCATCACCAGTTATCTGGGCTTCTGCACTTGCACTTCCATCAACTTCAGCAGACAACGGATCATCACCTGCTTACCAGTTCGGTGGAACAGCTCTAGGAACCGCTGGATACACAGGAATGATTTCATCACTCCTTGGTAACGGCGCTACTGCTGGAACTGCTGGTTACAAGAAGGCAATCAACGGCCCTCTTAACGCTGGTACTCCATTCGGTGAAATCAACACAATGCTCGTAGAGATGTGGGAAACTAACCGTGCGCAACCAGGAACGCTTTACACTTCTGGTCGTATCCAGGCTGCATTGCTCGCTGAGATTCAGCAGCAGGGTTCAGCAACTTCATACCGTGCTAACTACATGACTGGCGATGACGGAATCATCGTTGGTGGTGCAGTAACAGGAATCACCTCACCAGTAGGTGGACCAGCACTGAACATCGTTGCTCACCCATTCATCCCAGAAGGTGTTGTGATTGCTCACTCAACCACACTTCCTTCACCAGTTTCAGGCGTACCAGGCACGGCCACAATCGATAACGTCATAGATCTTACGACGATTTCTTGGCCCCAAATTGGCATGTCGTGGGACCTCTCCACATACCAGTACGGAACTTTCGTGTTCCACACACCTGGTTTCGATGGAATCCTCACAGGAATCACTACAACTCTGTAGTCCTGTAAGTCGCTAGGCATTACTGCTTAGCAATTAGCGAGTTGAGTCGGGCTGGATGTTCCCCTTCGTCCAGCCTGACTCCTCGCTCTATTCGCAAAGGGAACGCATGAGAATTATTGGATCAGACAAGAACCTAAAGACTGTTGACTTTGAGGGCAAGACCCTTAACCAACAGAAGGACGGTACATTCCACGCTGACCAAGACACCGCTAAGAAACTTGTATCGTCAGGAGACTTTGCAGTGGCTGGAATTACATTCAGAAATGCCAAGGGATTCATCTGTAACGAGTGCGCCTTCGTAAATGTCTTTCGAGACAAGTGCGGTAAATGCGGTTGCACCGAACTAACGCCGGAGAGCGAATCATGACCATTGTTGCACCTTGGGTATTAGACGAAAACGACACAGTTCCGTATGTCACAATTCAGGACATTAAGAACTCACCTATTGCAGCGAGCCTTGACTTCACCAACCTCATTCCAAACACCAGCGTCAACTCACAAGACGCAGCTCTGGCTCAACTTATCTACCAAGCATCAGCCAAGGTAGACGCTTACGCTGCTGGAGCATTGGCCTCATTGTCTGCAACGGTCAACACCGAAAACGGACGAGCCTCAATTAACCGCCGAGGACAGTTCATTGTCCACCCCTACGGCTGGCCTGTATTGGAACTACGCTCCTTCTCCTACGCTGCTTCAGGCCCTGTCGGTGGTCAGACTCCAATTACCCTGACCAACAACAACACTCAAATCGAGCGCTACCAGTTCATTGTCAACACCAACTGGAACCCAGGACAGTCAACGACCTACCAGTTCGGGACTTCAATGTTCCCAAGCGCACAGTACGGCAACGAATACGCCTGCCAGTACGTCTACGTCAACGGCTTCCCTAACGCTCTGAACATGGACCCAATTACTAAGGGTGCTACTTCAATTACCGTAACTAAGAACACCGGTATCTACGCCAACTCATCACTCATTATCTGGGATGGCGCTAACACCGAGACAGTTACCGTAGCTTCAGACTTCGTGCCTGACGATGGCGATATTGTTACCCTCGCCAAGCCAACTAAGTACCCACACATCGCAGGTTGCTCAGTAGCCTCACCTAACCTCACCGCCGTCAAAGAAGCGACTATTCACTTTGTCGTATCTATGGTGGAAGAGCGTGGATCAGGTGCGTTCACACTTTCAGGCGCAGCAGCAGCCGGAGCAGGTGGCCCTATCACCGCTTCAGAGGCTCACCACGCAGCTGCCTATGACCTACTCGACACCTTCCGCAACATCTGGGGTCGTGTCTAATGTCAAGACAGGTCGTTCGAGACCAAGTTGTCGAATACTTATCGAACGCAGACATCACCGGTCTTACAACTATTTACACATTCCCTCCGAAGATTACGCCAGAGGGTGCGTTCTATCCAGGACAAACGCCTAACCAGTTCCAAGGCGCAATCGTCTTTACGTTCATTGAGCGTCAGAGCGAACAGCGAGTGGCATACGGTGGGGCGCATAACGGGCGTAAGTTTGTAACCTACGAGTTCGTGTTCTCTTGCTACTACCGAAGCATCCAAGGCCAAGCCGAGGTTGCTGCTATGGGCAACGAGACATTCCTAGACTCGTTTGTATCTGCCATCCGTGCTAACCGTACAGCTGGCGCACCCCAGAACACACAGAACAATGTGTGGCAATGGGGAGAAGCAGGAGTCGGTGGCAAAGGCCCAGACATCCTCATTGAATCAGACCTACCAGTTCTACTTGGTGGGGCGCAAGAAGTAACTCAAACATTCTCAACTATCAGAGTCACCGTACTCGAAGAGGTGGACACATGACCCAATACAAATACACCGGTTTTTACACAACGGTCTATACCGACACATTAGACTCCGATGGCAACGTAGTAGTTGCTGAACCAGGGCAGACATACAACATTGACACTGCTCCTGACACACTCTGGGTGTCTGTAAATGGCTCACAGAAGGCTCCAGAAGCCCCTGTAGCCGACGCTACACCAGAACCTGAATCAACCCCTACCCAATCAGAAAGTGAGCCTCAATAATGGCCGCCTATTTAGTTGCTAATAGTTACCTCGGAATCATGCCTGAGGTAACACGAGGAACACTCAACTCAGGAGGAACACCGGTTTACATTCCGGTCACAGCTCCTCAAGTGACACCTATGCAGACATTCCTCCGTGACGAGGCTCTGCGTGGATCACCGGTTATGGTGTACGACCAAGTTCAGGGTGTACGTCACGACGAGTACGACGCTAAGTTCTACCTCTTCGCAGACACTTTCCCTAACCTAGTTAAGGCCGTTCTTGGTGGAACTGACACCGTTACAGGTGCAGGACCATACACGCACAACATCAAGCTTCTTAACAACGCTTCTATCGGTTCACAGCCACAGTCTTACTCGATTATGGACTTTGACGGTGCTAACTACTTCACCCTTCTTGGCGCACAGGCTGATCAACTTGAAATCTCGTTTGGTGCAGAAGCCGCAGCAGAGTCAACAGTTAAGTTCTTCACCAACCCATACACATCGGGTACATCAGCAACAGCACCATTCAGCTCACCAAGCCTTTCAACGGTTCACATGATTCCTGCGTGGGACACAACTATCACAGTTGCTGGAACGACTTACACCTACATTCAGGACGGAACGCTGACCCTTGCTCGCAAGACAGCACCTATCTTCACAATGGGCGCACAGGCTCCATACCAGAACTTTGCTGGTCCTATTGAAGTAACTGGTAAGTTCACCGCCGTAGTTAACTCTTTGACAGACCCTTGGTCAACTGGATCAGGCGCAACTGCATTGACACGAAGCCCACAGGCACTTGTTATTACATTTACTGACCCTAACGACTCATCAGGTGGAACGCAATACAGCGTTTCATTCACAATGACACAGGCTCAGTTCCAGAACGTAAAGCGCACACGAGGCAAGGCTTACACCGAAGTTGAGGTAGAGTTTACTGCTAACGCTGACGCTACTGACGCTACGACTGGTTACTCACCAATCCAAGCCAACATCGTTAACGCAACTTCAACCGCTTACTAAATAACCCAAAGGGGAAACAATGCCAGCAATAAACCTTCCAAACGGACAGTCAGCAATTCTGTTTAGTACTGACGAAATCAGCGAGCGTACAAACCGCATGATTAGCCGAGCATTTATGAAGGCCGCAGGTTCAGCAGCCAAACTAAACAACTTGGGTTTTGATGATTCAAAGCCTGAGACTTGGTCTATCTTTGCCGAAATTAGCGACGAGGACCAAGCAAACTTAGATGGCTATCAGGCAGCTCTTATTGTTGGCATGGTGAAGTCTTGGTCATTA